TTATTTTCTTTTTTCAAGTTTTTGTATTGCTCTGTGGCATTTGGGACAAACCCATATTACTACTAATGGCTCAGAATAATCAGGATGATGCGATTGAATATCCTTATTTGTTCCACAACAGATACAGTTTAATCCCTTTGAGATTTTACCTTTTTTGATTGCGTAATGTAATTTCTGCTCTGCATGCAATATATGAGCAGGCTTAGGTTTCTTGGGTCTTTTATATTGACACTTTTTACATTCACTTCGATAGCCTGAAGGTCTATCTGGTCTTGTATTAAATTTAGATAATAGTTTTGTAATTTTACAAACTGTACATATTTTAGTTACAAATCCTTTATCACTTGTGTCACTCATACCTTTTCTTTCTCTTAGTTGTACAAGCCTGCTCTATTAAATTCCAAACATCACCCACAATCATTTGCAAGTCTTTTTCCATACCTTTTTTCTCAATATATCTTATAATCTTGTCTCTCTTAGCCTTGATTTTAAATTCTTTAGCTTTAATAAGACCTTTGTTTTCAGTCCAATGTTTTTCATCAACAAGATAGTCAACACAAGCACCAATGTCATCAAAACCGTAAGAGTGATAAATAGGAGTGCAGACTGTCCTCTCTTTGCCTGCTATCCTTGTCCTATCAATTTTAATCTCACAAATTATGCCAACCTGTCGTGGTTTGCCCATTACAGTTTTTCTAATTTTTTGCTTTATACTACTCCACATTTGTATAGTTGAATAAAACTCAAGAGCATGTCCGCCTGAGCGTGTCTTTTTCTTAAAACCAAATCCCAGATTATCTCTGGTTTGATTTATAATTATCAATATGGATTTAGATTTTCTAAGTGGGGTTAAAAACTGTCTTAGATGAGCAGCATTTTTCTTTGCTTTACCATCTCCATAACTGCCTGTTGCTGCTTTACCTTTTTCATACGCTTTTTGATTTTCTTCAAACTTGCTCTTTTCTTCTTGACTGCTCAAGCTGTCCATAGAATCAAGTATATAAATAAAAGGTCTGCTGTCTTTAATAGCTTTGTCCAAATGATAGTAAAATTCCTCTATGGTAGAACTCCACTGTTTTTTAGATGGTGTTTCCATCCTTTCAGCTACTTTATTACCAAAAAACTTTTCGATATTCATGAGGGCACCACCCTCACTACCATCATATATAAAACGATAATCATCAAAGTTTGGATTTTTAGCTGCCTCTGCAAGACAGGTCAGACTTAAAAAGGTTTTACCACTTGCAGCATCTCCCACAATAAAATAATACAAACCTTTAATAAAACCATAATTAGGTTTACCTGAACAGGCAAGATTTAATAATGTGCTACCTGTACTAAGAAAATCCTTTGATGTAAAACTGTTTGCACCATATTTATGTTTTTTTGTCAACATTTTTTTAATTTGTTCTGTTTTCATATTTATAATTTCAAATATGGTGTGGAAAACAAAACGCCTGAGCAATAACTCAAATTTATTTAAGGCACTTGTTACCACACCATATCAACTTGTAAATGATGAGTTACTTTTTGCTTTTTTTACCTTTAGCAGTTTTCTTCTCTGATGCTTTACCTTTTTTCTTCTTTTTATCATCGTCATCATCATCATCACTGTCATCATCACTGTCATCATCACTGTCATCATCATCATCGTCATCACTGTCATCATCACTGTCATCATCACTGTCATCATCACTGTCATCATCACTGTCATCATCATCGTCATCATCGTCATCATCACTGTCATCATCACTGTCATCATCACTGTCATCATCATCGTCATCATCATCGTCATCATCATCTTCCGTTGACTTTTTCTTTTTAGATTTCTTCTTGGATTTTTTATCCTCATCAGTGTCTTCATCATCAGCGTCTTCATCTTTATCACCCCAGTCTTCATCATCAGTGTCTTCATCTTTCTTCTTTTTAGAAGATTTCTTAGCAGCTTTACTCTTAGACTTAGATTTGTCCTCTTCTTCATCCTCTGATGTCTGCAGGAAAATGTCTTTGAGTTTGTCATAATCAAGGACAGATAAAATATCATCGAGACAAATAACCTTTTCAAGCATTTCATCTTGGTCGTAATTATCTCTGTCCTTAAAATCAATGGCGGTAACTTCATAACCAGATTGTTTTCCAAATTTCTTTTCCTCAACTGTCAAACGCAAGGTTTTGCCACCATCAAAATCGGCAAATTTTGAGAAACTATCATCCTCTTCCTCGTTTTTAATTCGTGAGTCAAGCAGTTTACCGAACCAATGATATGACATATCCCAAATTTGGATACCTTTGTCCTTATTTTTGAGGTCAATAACATTAAATAACTGGCGTTGACTTAACTTGATGCTTTTAATTAAATCTTCATCACCTTCAGGGTCTTTATTCATTTTCAGAATTGCTTCACAGACGGGACAAGGTTTTTCACCACCAACTGCAAATCCTGGATAAACCCACTGACCACCCGATTCCATTTGTGGGCAAACATAAGCTTTATTTGCTGCACCTATGTTTCTATGAACATAAAAGGTACGTTCATAATGAGCCTCACCTGAGTCTGCATAGGGATTACCCTGACCCACGATGTACAAAAGTACATCAATTTTCTTGGGTTTCTCATTGTCAATCACAAATGAATTAGTACCTTCTGGCAGGTTGAGTTTGGTACTACTAAAGTCCCCCTTTGCTTTTTCTGCTCTGTTTTTAGCTGACGAAGCTGCTGACAGAGCTTTCCTGTGCTTTTCACGTTGTTTCTTTTTTGACATGTTACTGCTCCTTTAATAATTAAGGTTTGTTTGAATTGTTTTTATCTTTGTTATCATCCCATTTAGAATTTTTTGCTGATAAATATCCTATTGTTATATATCTACCAATAATATATGCCAATGTAGGAAGACCAAATATTATACAAATAGTCCAAAAAATAGTATCCATCATTTCTATCTACCTTTCCTGCGAACTGTTTGTCTCTCAAGTTCAGCTAAATGCTCACGATTTCTCTCATTAGGCATGGGAGTTGCAAAATATTTTTGTCCATGCAAATCCACAGCTTTTTCCAACATACGTTTTCGCTGGTCAAGTGATGCAACAAAATGATTTAGCAGTTTTAATTTATAACGCCTTTTTGATATTATTTCTTCTTGTGCTATGTGTCTTGGGTCTAAGACAATTTTATTCTTAATTGCTGTTTCTGTTGGCTTGTCCCCACCCTTAGCAGTTCTAAATCTATCATCCAGTTTGGCATCTATGACTTTTAATTCTCTCTCTGCATCATCAAGTCTTTTATCAACCTTATCAGCTATCTCTGCCCATTTAAAAAATAATTTTGCTTGTTTGGCACATTCAACTTCCAAAATTGTAATATCAAATTCCAAAATATTATCATTGATAACATCAACACCATCATCTGAAAAACTTGGTTTTGGCTTCATAATATCACCTCTAATTTAAACATTTATCCTACTATTATTATAGCTAAAAAGCAACATTCTAAATTATTATTTTTGATTAAAAACCTCAAAACAAGCTGCACACAATCCAGCAAATCGGCTATCGTAAAAGTTATCCCGAAAATGCTCTATAACAACAAATGCTCTCTGATTGCCACTATTACTATTAAGTAGAACACTTTTTGCATAGGATAATATCAGATACCGGATACCCTCTGGGTCTTCCCCTTCAGTATCTTTTAGGATTTTTGCCATATCAGACCATTTAGTTTTATAATTAAATAGTGCCCTGGCTATATTTATTGCCTGAGCTTCTGTATTGCTTGGTTGTATAGCATCAAGCATTTCTTTTTCATTTTTTAGTTTCGAAATCTTATCAAGACTGACAAGAGCCTGTCTTGCAGAACCGAAGGAACATTCTATAATTTTATCTGTTATTTTTTGAGAAAATTTTATTTCCTCTAATTTGGCTGTGCGTTTTATCAGTTCATCTATCTCTATATCAGACAATGGTTTTAAGGCAAATTCTGTACATCTTGTTCTGATAGTCTTTAATAGCTTTTGTGGTTCTGTTGTAGCTAATATAAAATAGATATGATTTGGGGTATCCTCAAGTATTTTCAGAAAAGCATTTTGAGCATCCCCAGTTAATTTATGAGCCTCATCAATTAACCATATTCTGCAATCACCATTTATTGGTGCCTGATTCATACGAGTTCTTATATCTCTTACTGTATCAATACCTTTAAAATCAGCACAGTTTATTTCATTAAAATCCTGTTTGCTGCAATTAAGTTCTCTTTTGAGTATCCTTGCTATGGTTGTTTTGCCTATACCACTTGGGCCTGTCAAAAGTAAAGTGTGTGGAATATTTTTATGTTTAATATATTTACCCAAAACTAACACAGCATTTTTCTGACCAACAATCTGGTCTAATGTTTTGGGTCTATATTTTTTGTAGAATTCGTGCATTTTGTTTTCCTCTTATTAGCATAATATTCTATCAACTGTTTAACTGACCTGCGTTCTGGTGGCCACAAATACTCTTTTATCATTTTAGTCGTTGGTTTTCTTTCATCTGTCCTCATTCGCTTTTTCACTATTTTTTTGCATACATCTTCAAGTTCATCCTCTATGTCCATTATATGAATCCTTTCAGTTATGTATTGCTGTCTTCTCCTTTTGTAACCAGTCCCCACCAACAGGAGAAACTTCAGCTTCTATTGAAATAGGTGTAATAATCCATTTCCAATGCTTTTTAATATCATCTATCATAATCTGATGACAGAGTTCAAGATAATTTTGAAGTTCTTTTTTATATACATCAGCTACAATACTGTCGTGAATCTGTCCAATAATCAAAGATTTCATATTATATTTTTTAAGCAGTTTTTGCAGCCTTATCAACGACCAAAGCAGACAGTGGAAAGCACAACTTTGAACAGGATAATTTACAACTTCATTACGTTTAAAATCACCTCTGAATCTAAATCCTGTAAGATTATCAAACCACCCCCTCTCCTTATATTGATAATACCAATTTTTACGCCATCTATTATAAGCTGTAAATCTATTATTCCAAAAATTATCTTCTACATTCTGTATGTGTTTTTCAAATGTTCCTTTACATGGTTTTTTATCTGGATTGCATAAACCTAACTTAAAGACCCCCTTTCCTACTAAGTGGTCATAAATAGATACTCCATTTCTTGTTGTAAGCTTCATTGTTCCAATGGCATTCCACAACGCTGTGGCACAATCTATATAATAATCACCATAGAACTCTGGAAAGACAAACATATTCTTCCCACAATACCTAATATCCTTGATCCGTTTTGCATCTTTCTTATCTTCCTTCCAATACAATTCTTCTCTTGGCAGCATAAAACATTGCCTCGCCATATCTCTGTGCATATCTTTTAGTGGATTGCCATATTCATCTTCTTTTTTATTAAAAAGATATTTAAGCATTACAGGGTCTTTATGATACCACGCTGCTGTGTGAACTTCAAGACCAGAATAATCTATCTCTACTAATTGATGATTATCTCTGGATATAAATGCAGGTCTGATTAGTTTTGCAGTATCAGGATTTCTTATAGGGATATTTTGGAAGTTTGGAGAATCGGATGAAGACCTAAATGTTTGAACTAAATGCAGATTAAATACAGGATGTAAATAACCATCAACTACTTCTTTCAACACACCTTTTAAATATGTACTATTTGCTTTTTTAAGTCTTTCAATTTCAAGAAAATTTCTGACAAAAGGCACATCCAAAATATCCAAAGCATTTTTATCTGTTTTATGTCTGCCTGTATCAGTTAAAGCCACACTTTCATAACCCATGTGATTAAATAATATATTACCTAATTGTTCTCTGCTGCCTATATTTGCATCTTGTCCATAAATCTTTTTCCACATCTTGTAAATCTTATCCGTTTTCAACTTATCTAATAAATTCTTTACTTTAGCTGTGGTCTCTGCAATTGTTCGATTAAGATAATCAACATCTATCCGTATTCCATTTGCTTCTACTTGCGATAAGGCTATACAGCCATTATGTAGTAACTTATATGCTTTGTTTGTTATTGGTTGCACTGAGTTTTTTCCTTTTTTTGTTTCTCTTACAATAAGAATTTAATCTTGGATTATCAACTGTTTTGGCTCTTGTCTCTTTAATACATGGTTGACAAAGCCCAAAAGAATATACAGGTTTTTTACCACACCATATACATTTTTCTTTTTTAGCCATTTTTGTATCCTTTAAAAATTAGCCTTGTAAATTATGTTTTACAACTTCTTTACTTATACTTTTAGCCTCATTTTCCATATAGTAATCTGTCATTATTTTATCAGTTAAATTTTCCATTACACATAAAGGACATTGTGGTTTGTGATTTAATCTTATTGCTTTTCCCTCTTTTGTTCTGCGTGTAAGTTTGTGGCAGATTATCCACATTAAATGCAGAGCAGGGTCATAATTTCTTGTCATTGTACCACCATCTATATCAGCTTGTAATCGTATAATTGCTTGTTTCTTATTTTTTGAGATTAAATGACTGAAGCCATTATCCTTCATAATCCTTACACATTTGTTCCAATGCTTTGTACATATTCGTATGCTCATATTATTTTTCCAGAATCTTCATTTGTTTTTTTGCCAGTTTATATGAATATAAACCATCCAATCCGTTGTATGTCAATAAATCACTTAAATCAATCTCATCTATCCTATTTATCTTATAGCTACCCTTACCATTCAATAGACCCTCAATGTGACTATTATAATTACTTTGTCCCAATGTTGCAAAAGCTTGAAATTTTAGACTTGTTATTTTAGGTCTATGGTCAATTACATGAGCTGCAAGCATAGTATCCCAAGCCCAATTAACAACACCAAAGCCCATCTTAGCTCTTGTCCATCTATCCTCAAATTTTAAGTTGCTTGCAATTTTACCTACCTTTTTACTCTTTAGGAAGTAAACCATAGCAGATTCAGCCACATCATTACTCCACGGAAAAGCAATTGTTCTTTTACCATTACTTATAGAACAGGATATTATTTTGCCTTTAGGATTATCAGGTTTTAGCATATTGGTTTCATAATCAAAAGCACACAAGCCACCAATATTTATCATTTCATTTATAGCTACATTTATTCTAAAAGGTTCATAAATCTTTTCTATTATATTTGTGATATATACATTATCTTCAAAAGGTCTTTTGTTAATTTTGAGTATAGCTTTTCTTAAATGACCTGTAAAAAGTAAATCCAAAGTCTTATCTTGCTGCCTTTGTAAATAAGCAGGATGCCATGTGGGGCAAATCCAGCAGTTTAACTGTTGATTAGGCATAACCAAACCAACCCACCGACCTATATTATCAAGTCTTTCATCTTTCCATAACCAACCAATGATAGACTTGACGGCTGACATACCGAGTGGAATGATTACAACTGGTTTCATTTCCAAAATAAGTTTTATTACATTTGCTCTGCACGCTTCTATCTTTTCATCATTTGGAGTTTCATTATTGATAGGATGGCATATACAAGCATTACTTCTTATACAATCTCTGGATAAATTTATTCCAAGTCTGTCCATAGCAGATTCAAGGAGCATACCGGATTTACCCACCAACGGACGACCTATTTCATCCTCTTTTTCTCCAGGACTTTCTGCCAGAATAAGTATATTTTTCTTCCCCCGACCATACGGTTTCATTTTAGGAGTCTTGCAGTGTTTATACAAACCACAGACCCCACAATGAGATATGGTAGATGCAAACTGCTTAGAACCCATCAACTGTGATTTAGAGAAAAAGCCTTTCATACAAATATCCCTAATCCAATTTTTTCCTGTGCTTTTTTAATTCTTTTATTTGCAATCTTGCAGTATTTTTTATCTATTTCAATACCAATCCATTTTCTGTGCAGTTTAATAGCTGCAATAAGTGTACTACCACTACCAGCAAAACAATCAAGGATAATACCATCTTTTGGAGTTATCAATTTTATAAGATATTTCATTAAAGAAATTGGTTTCACGGTAGGATGAAAATTCTTCTTTGATTTATTAGTGCGGTTTCTTGGATTATCACCACCTGCCCCATCAGCCTTTTTTCTATCTGCATGTCTTTGGGATTTAGTATTTTGTAATCCTATATTACGTTCTCTTTTACCAGCTTTTGCCGTGTAAAAAAATCTTGCCGCTGAACCAAAATCATTAAATCCTCTTACAGTATTATATTTTGCATTTGAACCATGAAAACCTTTACCTATACCATTACCACGTTGACTCCTTACACTTTTTTGTTGTGGAAATGCTTTTTGAACTTCATCAGAATCGTCTAGAATTAAGTGAGAGGGAAAACGACCTTTACTATCTGCACTTGCAATATTTGTTGGATTTTTTCTTAGACCACAATTATCTTTATCCCAACTTTGACCTTTATTTTTTTGTCTATTTGTAGTCTTTATTTTTTCACTATGTTTTATCCTACAGGCATCAATATTTAATCCACCTGTACCATATTTTAGAACATTATCAACAATAGTTTTTTCACTTATAGGTTTGCGACAAAGCCACCAACATTCTACAGCAGGTTTAAGAGCAGTACCCAATCCTTCAAATTGAGTAATGCCTATGGATACCTCACTATTCCAAGCAGAACCAAAACCATATTTATGCCCTATCCTTTCACCAACCTCTTTTACTGTTTGATGCTTTGAACCATTTCTTTTAGCACCATCTATACTAAAATCACTATTTTTACCAATTACTTTTCTCTTATTTCCCTGCAACTTATCAACAGCCTTACCAATATTCAAACTTTTCGGAAAACCACTCCCAAAGATATGATAAACACAATCTCTGATTTCAAATCCTGCTCTTTCCAATCCCATAGCTGTATGATGTGATGTTTTTGGAATAGCCCAGACTAAAGCATGTCCACCTGGTTTTAATATTCTTATAACTTCTGAAAAAACTTCACAGATAAAATTTTGAAAACCAATCAAATCTGCATTGGCATATCTTGGTAGTATCTCAAAGTTTTTTTTAACCTTTAAATCATTTTTACCTTCTTCACCTTTTTTACCAAACATAGAGTGATCAAAGGTATCCCATTCTTCTCCCATAAAAGAAATTCCGGCGGGTGG